ATTATTACTTGGGACTTCTTCTGCATTTGGATTTACTGCTAAAAGTTTAATAAAATCCCCTTCAGACGGAGTATTAAAATTATCTAATAATGCTGACACCGATTTTAGCAGACTTCAATTAGGAGGTACATCTTCAGCATTTCCTGCAATAAAAAGAAATAGTGCTGCCATAGATTTTAGATTGGCCGATGATACTGCATTTTGCGATATAAATGTAAAAAGATTAAAGCTTGAATATGATTCTATAGTTACTACACAAACAAGTTCTGTAATACAATCAACAACGACAAACGCTAATTTAGTAATAGCTCCAAATGGTACTGGTGCTTTAGTAGCTCAAATTCCAGATGGAACGACTACTGGTGGTAATGCTCGAGGTTCAAACGCTGTAGATTTGCAAATGGTAAGAACTGCTGCAGCACAAGTTGCAAATGGTACTAATTCCGTTATATGTGGTGGTCAAAAAAATACCACTTCTGTAGAACATGCTTTTATCGGTGGAGGTTCTACTAATTCAGTTGCGGGATTTGATGGTTTCCAAAGTATTGTAGGTGGTTTAAGCAATACAATTAATGGTTCAGGGTACTCTGTTATAAGTGGAGGTCGTACAAATACTATTAGTACTGGCGGTGGTAGTAGTCCTGCATCTGTTGTAGGTGGGCAAAGCAATACAGCAGGTGCGTTATATGCCGTTGTTGGTGGAGGTTCTAATACTGCAAGTGGAAGAGGTTCAGTTGCATTTGGAGAAAGTAATAATATTTCTGCAGATTATGCTAGTGGTTTAGGGTATCGAGGAAGTGGTTATTTATATGGTCAATTAGAAAATGCTAGTGGTTATTTTGCTGCCGTTGGAGATTCACAACAATCATTATTAACTGCAAGATGTGCAGCTACATTAACAACAGCTGCAACAACGGTTCTTTCCTTGGATGGTACTGGAGTAACAAATTTAATAATTCCAAGTGGAAACAATAGAGCATGGAACGTACAAGTAAACTGGGTAGCTGTAGTAACAACGATTACGGGAACTGCAACTGGTGTTACAGTGGGAGATACAATGACACAAGTACAAACTTTAGGCTTTAAACGTATTGGAGGTACATCTTCACTAATAGGAAGTGCAAATACACTTTCAACAAATGCAAATACGTCTATGAGTACAGCTTCAATGACATATAGTGCTGGAGGATCTCAAGAAATGGCATTAACATTTACGGCCCCAACGTTTACAGGTGGAGGTAGTGTAACTATGAGAGTAGTTGCTAGGATAGAACTTACAGAAGTAGCATTTTAATATATAAACATTATGGCAATAAAAATAAATACACCGATAACAACCGATGAAGGTTTTACAGTAGATAACGCTTTCGGTTACTTAAACATTTACATTTTAGCACCTAATTCTAATTGGGTTAATTTAAACTATTACAAATCTGAAGAAGATTTTGCAGCTGGTAAATCACCTTTAAATATCAATTCAATTCCTTGCGTAGTGCAAACGGAATTAACAACTGAAGAATTCTGGGGAGCTACTACTACAATTATTCATAATAAGTGTATAGCAGCAATTGAAGCTGTGGTAGGTGTAGGAAATGTAGTAATTATCAACTAACAATTTTAACTTTTAATATGAGTAACAATTTAAACATAAAAATGATAAAATTAGATAAATTAAGTTTCATAGCAACAAGCGAAGAAACTCAGACAAGCACTAAAGTGCAATTATTAATTGTAAATTACAATGCTTTTTTAGGCAGTAAAGACGTAGATGGCAAAAAAATTCCACAAGGATACATTCAAAGTTTTGTTTACAATGAAACAATGAATAGTATCATGTCAGATACCCAAGAAGATACTGATTTCACTTCAAATATATTAGTAGAATTAACTAATATGTATATTGTTAAGTTGACATCATTAAATCCAACAGTTACATTTACAAGTACATTATGAAATCAATAACCAACCCAGTATTTTTATATTTATATTAAATGGCATTAACATTATCAAAAACAGGAATAACAGACGGCTCTACCATTCAGGTAGGTCACGTAACACAATCAGTAGATGCTTTTACTAAAGTAACAGCCTATGATATTAGCCTGTCAGGTTCTTTAACGTTGACTGGATCTTTAAATTCATATAATGGATTCTCGGGATCATTCGTGGGACCTCTAGCAGGAACTGCTTCCGGAGCTCAGTACATAAATAACCCAAGCCCCTCATACCTGCCAAGCGGTAGTTTATCCGTAACCTTTGCAGTCGGAGCTGTGGGTGTATTAGCAGGTTCAACAAAACTAAGCTCTGGTATTAGTGCAATAATTAACCCTGCTGTTCTAGTCGGTAAAAGGTTCCAAACCCAATACTGGGTAACGACAACTAAAGCATCAGGATCTACTTCACCGGGTAACAATGCGTTAATGGTTCAGGAAGTTGCACCTAACTCAGGTACATTCCTTATTAAAGATATTGGAGCTTCTACAAATGATGATGTAAACTTTATTGTAGTGTACTTGCAATAAGAGGTAGTTTTTAACTAAGCATTTAATTAAAAGCCTACTACTATTTATTAGTATATGGCTAACATCCCAATATACCCAGGTTCATCTTCCTTCTTTCCAGGAGATACCCCTTTTGGGTTTTACGACTATGATTATCAGTTTCAGACAGATGCAGATAAGGTAGCTTTGTTCTGTGCAAGACGCCTTGGATTCCCTATAGAAAACATAGAATTACAGGATATTAACTTCTATACTGCCTTTGAAGAAGCAGTAACAACTTACGGTAATGAAATTTATGCTTACAAAGTAAGACAGGATTATCTTTCAATGGAAGGAGCTTCTAATTCTACTAATTTAAACTCGGTAGTAATTCAGCCAAACTTTGCCGGAATTGTTAGATTATCTAGACAATACGGAGAAGAAGCGGGAGTAGGAGGAACGGTTCCTTATCATACAGCATCTTTTCATACTAAAGCAGGTCAGCAGGATTACGATATGAATGCATGGGCACAAGCTTCTGCTTCTTTAGCACCTGGTGATACTATTGAAATTAAGAGAGTATTTTATGAATCACCTCCGGCAATTGTAAGGTATTTTGATCCTTATGCAGGAACTGGAACCGGGATGATGAATATGTTAGATACTTTTGGTTGGGGTAATTATTCTCCGGCTATTAACTTTTTATTAATGCCTCTGAATTTTGATCTTCAGAAGATTCAAGCAATTGAACTTAATGATCAGATCAGAAAATCAAACTACTCATTTGAATTAGTGAACAATCAATTAAGGTTGTTTCCAATCCCGATGGTAGATGACGGTAAAATGTTCTTTGAGTATATTAAGAACTCAGAAAGGAATAGTATTATAGATCCAACAGTAACCGGATCAACAGCAATCACCAATATCTCTAATGTACCTTATGCAAATCCTAATTATACTCAAATCAATTCTATTGGAAGACAGTGGATTTTTGAATATACTTTGACTTTAGTAAAAGAAATGCTAGGATATGTTAGAGGAAAATACTCAACCATTCCAATCCCGGGAGCTGAAGTTACTCTTAACTCAGGTGATTTAATTACAGCAGCTACGGCAGAAAAAGCATCTTTGTTAGAAAGACTGAGATTACATCTAGAAGATACTTCAAGAGATAAGCAGCTGGAGAGAAGAGCATTAGAGGCAGATTACAAACAAAAAGAACTAAACTTAGTTCCACAATTAATTTTTATAGGATAATGAAGTTAGTAAAACTACTAAATGAGATTCAATTTTTTATGTACCAGACTTTGGTATATGTAGAATTTGATGACTCAACCAATATTACGGATGTTGCCCAGTTAATCAGAAGCGTAAAATACGTCACAGTTGTAAATAATAAAACCGATAAAGAAGATTTAGAACCTAGAGGCTTACTAGAAATTAAAGTAGTAACAACCAAACCAGGAACCGAAACTTTTGAAATAGTAAGAACAGAAGCTCTAAAACTTATACCTGAATTAAAGAAATTTAAATACAGTACAAAACAACTAAGTAAAATAAAAGATCTATAATGGCACTATACGGAGGAGCAAGAGATATAAGCATGTTCAGGCACGTCAACAGAGAGTTGATGCAGAACATTATATCTCAGCAGGTCGTTTTCTACAAGTGTAACCTTACAGAGACTACAGTTAATATTTACGGAGAAGCAGCAGGAGGTAGAATCTTTGATGAACCAGTCTTACTTTTCTCTTTAATAGAAAGAGGAGATCAAACTGCACCTATTGTAGATGACTTAGTAGGATTCAAATGGCCAGTTACTTTTAGGTTCTTAAGGGATGATCTAGTGGATGCCCAAGTTGTACCTGAAATAGGTGATATAGTAATGTGGCAGGATGCTTACTGGGAGATAGACAATGAGAACATCAGTCAATTGTTTGTAGGTAAAGATCCTGATTATCCATACACAGATGATAATGGGAATAATCCTTTGGAGAATGATTTAACAGATTTTGGTTATAACGTATCAGTAATCTGTACTGCACATTATGTACCTGCAGATAGAATAGGGCTTGATAAACAGAGATTGTAATGAATAAGGAGAGAAACCCAATACCGAAAACGCAAAAAGAGATCAGCAATTCTTTGATTACTCCCTATGATCCAACTATGGGAAATCCTAACGATGCGATTCCTAATGAAAATAATAGAGCATTACAGACTTCATTCAAAGGAGATACTACAAAACCTTTCACTGTAGGTCTTCAGGATATTGATGAAGCAATTTTTTACTACTTTGAAGATGTAATCAAACCAACAGTACTACAGAACGGTGAGAGCATACCAGTACCAGTTCTATACGGATCTCCGGAAAAATGGAAATCATTTCAAAAAGACGGTTATTTGAGAGATGTGAAAGGTGCTACTATGGCTCCTTTGATTATCTTCAAAAGAGAAAGTATTGATAAAAATAGAGCAATTGCAAACAAGCAGGACGCTAACAACCCTCATAACTATGTAATCACCCCTAAAAGTTATACTCCAAGAAATGCATACTCAAGCTTTGATGTTCTAAACAATAGAGTTCCTGAGAAGGAATTTCACGCAGTAGTAGTTCCGGATTACATTACAGCAACCTATACCTTTATAGTCTTTACATATTATGTAGAGCAGCTAAACAAGATAGTAGAAGCAATCCAATACGCCTCAGATTCATACTGGGGAAACCCTGAAAGATTTAAATTCAGAGCAATGATTGATTCTTTCGGCTTTCAGGCAGAATTAAACGAAAACGACGAGAGAGTCGTTAGAAGTACTTTTACTGTTAAGTTGAATGGTTATCTAATACCAAATACAATACAAAAAGGTACCACAGCTATCAATAAAGAGTATGGTAAAACAAGCATCAACTTTACTCTCGAGACTGATAGTAAGTTCTAAGCATCGGTAGCTGCAGATTTTTTTGCATTCTGAATACCTATTTATATTAGACTAATTAATCAACTAAACAAAATGGCAGAAATTTTAATATCACCCGGTGTACTCACACGAGAGAACGATTCATCATTCGTAACTCAAGGACCAGTATCCGCAGGTGCAGCAATCATCGGACCTACCGTAAAAGGTCCTGTAGAAATCCCGACAGTTGTAACTTCTTACAGCCAATTCCAAAACATTTTTGGTACTACTTTTAACAGTGGAAGTTTTGTATATACATACTTCACTTCTATCGCTGCATATAACTATTTTGAAAACGGTGGAGAATCACTACTAGTAGCAAGAGTAGTAACAGGTTCTTATACCGCAGCTACAACTTCTGTTAGCGGTAGCGATACATCAGGATCAATTACTTTCGAAACTCTTTCTGAAGGAGTTATTATGAACAGTTCAGGATCTGAAGTAAGTGGTTCTTTAGTAAGCGGATCAAAAGATAATTTAAGATTCCAAATCATTAACTCTAATACTTCATCAGGTACTTTTGACCTTTTAGTAAGAAAGGGTGATGATACTAACTTATCCCCTACCGTCCTAGAAACTTGGACTAACTTATCATTAGATCCATTCACCAACAACTACGTAGCAAAAGTAATAGGAGATCAGACTTTCAATTATAACAGTTCAGGAACTAGTTACTATCTAGATATTACAGGATCTTATCCAGTAAATTCTAAATATATTAGAGTATCGAGTGTAGCTAGAACAACACCTAATTATTTTGATAATAACGGAATTGCTAAACCACAATATACTTCCTCTATCCCGGTAGTAGGATCTGGATCATTCGGAGGCGCTACAGGTACAATCAAAGGAGGAGCTAATTTCTACAACGCAATCAACTCATCTAATACACAAGGATTAGTAGGCGGTAACTATACCAACATGATTAATTTGCTATCTAACAAAGATGATTATAGATTCAATGTACTGTTAACACCGGGATTATATAATGCTGATTACACTAGCCAATGTACTTCAATCATCTCTAATACACAAGATAGAGGAGATAATATTTTTGTAATGGACTTAGTTGCTTACGGTTCACAAATTGGACCAGTAACAACACAAGCACAATCTAGAAATACTTCTTATGCAGCTTCTTACTGGCCTTGGTTACAAATTATAGATCCAGATTCAGGACAGCAAGTTTGGGTACCGGCTTCTACTCTAATTGGCGGTGTTTATGCATTCAACGATTCAGTAAGTGCTCCTTGGTTTGCACCAGCGGGTATTAACAGAGGTGGATTAGGACAAGTAATCAGAGCAGAAAGAAAATTAGCTCAATCTGATAGAGATACATTATACACAGGTAAAGTTAATCCAATTGCTACCTTTCCAGGAACTGGAGTAGTAGTATATGGACAAAAAACATTACAGACAAAAGCTTCTGCTTTGGATAGAGTAAATGTTAGAAGATTGTTAATCCAATTGAAGACATACATTTCTCAAATTTCTAACAACTTAGTATTCGAACAAAATACTACTGTGACTAGAAATACGTTCCTTGCACAAGTTAATCCATATTTGGAATCAGTACAGCAACGTCAGGGATTATATGCATTCAAAGTAGTAATGGATACAACTAACAACACACCAGATGTGATTGATAGAAACCAATTAGTTGGTCAAATTTACATCCAGCCTACTAAGACTGCAGAATTTATCTACATCGATTTTAATATCACACCAACTGGGGCAACATTCCCAGCTTAATTTCTAAATCAGTAATATTTATAACCAAATAAGACAATGGGAATTTTAACATCAGACGAAATATTTTTCACCGCATTTGAACCAAAAGTACAAAATAGGTTCATTATGTATATTGACGGTATCCCAGCATACCTTATCAAAGGTGCAACTGGCTTAGGCTTTGAACAAGGTGAAATTGTATTAAACCATATTAACGTTTACCGTAAGATCAAAGGTAAATTGAGATGGAACGATTTAAACTTAACTCTATTCGATCCTATCACTCCTTCAGGAGCACAGGCTGTAATGGAGTGGGTTCGTTTACACCATGAATCAGTTACTGGCCGTGATGGTTATTCTGATTTCTACAAGAAAGATATCACGTTAGGTATCTTAGGACCTGTAGGCGATGTTGTATCTGAATGGGTAGCTAAAGGAGCTTTTATTAAAACTGCAAACTTTGGTGATTTAGACTTCGACAATGATTCAGCTGCACAGACTATTACAATGACTGTAGGAATGGATTATATGGTTCTAAATTATTAATCTAAACATAAACCTAAAAGAAGGCCCTGCTATTTATATAGGAGGGCTTTTCTATTATATGAAACTAACCATTATACTACAGGAGGTAATTTTACCTACTAATTTAAAGATTCTTTTAGGGAGACTAAAAGATGAAGGTTATACTGTATTAGGTTCCGGAGATAATGGCATTGCACTTCAAAAAGGAAGTAAGGTACTTAAGTTAACTACCGACATTGATGAGCTAGAACACGCTAAAAAACTCTTAAACCATAGTTTTCCAAGTATAATCCCTATCAAGAAAGTAGAAGTTCTAGGACCTAAGTCCGGAATCATAGAAATGGTAGATGCACAGCCTTTAACCCAGGCAGAGAAGAGGGAGATAGACATACAAGGTCTTAATGCAGAAGATTATTTATTCCACGGAAGAGAACTAGGCACTGATCTTTCAGATAAAATGAAGGAATTTTTAATCGGACTAAAAGAAGCATTTACGAAATCAGGTATCGATCCAGAAGAGATTGATTGGTCACCGGATAATATAATGAATTTTCAAGGAAGATACGTTTTAGTAGACGTATAAAGCTTAATTCTTATATATTTATAATAGAATAGTTACAATAAACCAGTATATGACAGAATTTAAATTTCCAACCGAGGTTATCGATCTTCCTTCTAGAGGATTGTTATACCCTAAAGATTCTCCCCTTGCAAGCGGTAAACTTGAAATGAAGTACATGACCGCAAAAGAGGAGGATATCCTAACAAACCAAAATTACATTCAAAGAGGAATCGTAATTGACAAACTTCTACAATCTCTGATTGTATCTAAAGTAAATTACAGTGACTTAGTAACAGGAGATCAAAACGCAGTAATGATTGCAGCCCGGATCTTAGGCTACGGTAAGGATTATGAATTCAGTTATAGTGGACAAAAGCATACTATTGATTTAACATCCTTAGAAGATAAGCCTTTTGATGAAAGTCTAATTACTCCTCATATAAATGAATTTGAATTTGAACTTCCTTACACAAAAACAAAAATTACTTTCAAAATAATGACTGTAGGTGATGAAGAGAGAGTAAAAAAAGAATTAGACGGACTAAAGAAAATTGATAAAAACTCAAATCCTGAATTATCTACAAGATTAAAATTCATGATCACCTCAGTAGAAGGTAATAGAGAGACAGGTGTTATTAGAAACTTTGTTGATAATGGATTACTTGCTAGAGATTCTAAAGCATTAAGAGAGTATGTAAAACAGGTACAGCCGGATATTGACTTAAATATCAGTGTTGATGTAGATGGTGTTGAGGAGGACATCACATTACCAATTACCGTTAGCTTTTTTTGGCCTGACTTCTGAGCATAGAAGGCATATCTTCGACCAGATTCACCAAATAGTGTTTCATGGAAAAGGAGGTTATTCTTTCACTGAAGTTTATGAACTTCCTATACATTTAAGGAAATACATATTCCATCAAATAAAAGAACATTACGAACATCAAAATAAGCAAGACTCACCCGAAGATCTAGCTTCTAAGATTAAAGGCGGTACTGTACAGGTACCGGATTATGCAAAGGGTAAAAAAATATCATACAACGGATAGGCATCGTAAAATCGGTGCCTTTTCATATTTATAATATATGGCAGGTCCAACCAACAATATTAACGACGCTAACGCTCGAATAAGGCAAGATGCTTTAGAAACAGCATCTATTGTAGAAGAAGCATTACGTTCCATAGCGGATAGTGTTAGTACAGCTTTTGAAAGTGCATTAGGTGCTTCAAATACAGTAAGTCAAGCTGTTGCAAAAGATCTGCAAAAAAGTTTTAATACACTAAGTAAAGTTTCTAAAGAGACAGCCTCGAATATAACAAAACTTCAAGATGGTTTATTGAAATCTAAGACTGTTCAAGAGCAGATAAATAAACGTAAGAGTGAAGAGTTGTCATTAGGTATAAGTCTTGCTACTGCTTTAAAAGCACAGGGTGCACAAGTAGGGTCAATAGACAAACTAGTAAGTAGCACAACCGGCAAAGTAAAAGAACAAAACAAAACATACAAGAACCTATCCGATGAACAGAAAACAATCGTTCAACAGTACGCCGAAGCTTTAAAATACTCAAAAGAACAGACAGCAGAGCTGCAAAAACAAGAAAAACAAGCTAAAGAAATAGAGGATGCACGGGAGAAGAGCTTAGGGGTTTCCGGAAAGGTACTTAAAACACTTGGAGGAATAACAGGATTAGGAGATAGTGCTAAGAAAGCACAGATAGAGCTTAACGAATACGCTGAGGAGTACAGGAAAACTAATGAAAAGGGGGAATACCCCTCTAAAATGCAATCCTTAGGGAAAGCTATAAGCTTGACTGGTAAAAACTTTGTCAAAGATTTATTAGATCCAGCAATACTATTAGGGAGTACCTTAAACCTACTAGTAAAGGGATTCCTTGAAGTAGATAAGCAGACAGAAGATCTTGCAAGGAATATGAATATGAGCTACGATTCCGCAGCTGATTTTAGATTTGAACTTGCAAAAACTGCATTATCAGCAGGTAGCTTATATGTTTCTACTAAAGGATTAGCAGAAACTAACCTAGCAATTAACGCAAGTTTAGGGACTAACGTTAAACTTACAGACGAAAATGTTATTGCTTTCACTAAATTAAGAACAGCTGCCGGACTCACTAATGAGGAGTTGATGGGAGCTCAAGCATTGACACTTACTAACGGTAAGACTCTAAATGAAAACGCTGATATAATCTTAAAACAAGCCAATTTCACCGGGAGAAAAAATGGAGTACTTTTGAATGAAAAACAGATTCTGAAAGGTATAAAAGATATCTCAGCAGCTACAACCTTAACTCTAGGTAAAAACCCAGGGCTACTCGCTCATGCAGCAGCAACTGCTAAATCTTTAGGGTTAGAAATGAGCCAAGTAGAAAGTATCTCCAATAGCTTATTAGACTTCCAATCATCAATTGAGAATGAACTATCTGCTGAATTACTAACAGGTAAGCAATTAAATTTAGAAACTGCAAGATATGCTGCTTTAACCGGAGATGTAGCTACAGTAGCCTCTGAGGTAGCAGCACAGCTAGGTTCGGCAGCAGAATTCGGAGAAATGAATAGGCTCCAGCAAGAAGCAATTGCTAAGGCTGTTGGAATGAACAGAGAAGAACTCGCTAAAACACTATATGTACAAGAACAACTAAGAGGAATTTCAGGAGATCAAGCTAAAGTACAAGAAGATCTTATCAATAAAAGGATCGAGGAAGTTGGATTAGCACAAGCTCAAGCAGAATTAGCTAAAGGCGGTGTAGAATTACTAGAACAGCAAGCCGGAAGAGCTACTGAGTTTAAATTAGCAATGGATAGAATTAAGGAAGTAGTGGCTGATTTTGTAGCAGGACCATTGGGACAATTTTTAACTAGCACAACCGGTATCTACACAGTACTCACTTTAATGGCAATTTCTGCATTACCAAAACTAATCTCAGGATTCGTATTATTAGGAAAAGCAGCAAAAGCTTTTAAACTTCAAGAAATAGGGGCTGCAATAGCATCAGCATGGACAGCAGCAATGTCAAGCCCACAATCACTACTAACAGGTGGTTTGGTTGGTTTAGCAATAGGTGCAGCTTTAACAGCAGCTATCATGTCCGCAACTTCGGAAGCAGGTGACTTATTCTCTGCAGGAGGGTATGGGAGAAGAACTCTAGTTGCACCCGAAGGAACCTTTAGACTAAACGATAACGATAATATCATTGCAACCACAAACCCTGTAAACGTAAACGATATGATCTCAGGTCCTGCAGGTTCTATGAGGCCTACAAGCACTCAACAACCAGCACAAGCAATGAATAGTCAAATTAACATTGCACCTTCTAACACCAGGATAACCCTTTCATTAGATGGTATGGCAATTGGTAATGCCAATGCAAAACAAGACTACGGAGTAAGTAAGAATATAAAAGCTTTCGGTGGTGGTTTTGATTATAGTGCATAAATGTATACATCCTAATATTTATAAGAAATAAAAACATCATGGCAACTAACCTAGAACAATTACTTAAAGCAGGGCAATCTCAGGATTCTTTGAATAACGGATCAAGCCCAAATGCTCCCAACGTACGTGCACCGTTCAACCTACCAAGACTTACTGAGAACTCTTTCGAAAAAGGAAACTACGACGCTACATTACAGACTACTGATCCTACTGCAGCAGGTAGAATCTCTCCTCCGAAATGGCCTTAATTATTACTCGTGTAATAGTTAATAAGTGTTTTGTATTTTTTTAATTGGAAGAGTGAATGGCTTTTAAAGGACTTAGGCAACTACTAACCGATCAAGGATCGGAGTACCGACTGTTAAGATTCGGGAAAGACCGCCCTGAGGGTGGTGATAGCGGCCAACCTTTTATTCAACAAAAATTACCACCTGCCGAAAAACCACTAGAATCTTCATGGCCGGATTTCTTAATTAGAGATCCTAAAAACGCTATTAATAACAGAGTAGACGATTTAGAGCGAATAGGTAAATTCTTAATAACACCTGCTGGTTTACAATTTATAGCCAAGCAGGAATTACTATCTTTACAGAACCCGATAGTACCAGGTAGACCCAATCGAACAAATCCGGTTGCCGGACTCTACTACCCTTATATGACGTTAGGGCAGATCGGCCTATCAGGAACTGGTGTACATATAGAAAAGCAAGGAGCTTCTCCTATTTTTGATAATACAGAGAAGTATGCAACTCAATACCCGTTAAGATTTAGCGAAGAGAATGCTAATAGATTAGTGTTGCTATATGAATCAACAATCTCAGGCAACGGATTAAGTGCTGCACAGCAGTTAAATGCAGCAAAAGTTGGAGTATCTACAAATTCTAATTTTCTATTATCTTACCTAGGAGGACCTAACGTAGGAATTAACGGAAAGACAACAATTGGATTTGCATCTGATAGACGATCACCAGAAGAAATGAGGGAAATAATCTCCGATTCTTTAGATAATAGCTCCAACAAAACAAAACTTCCTTTAAATTCAAAAGATCTTTTTAGGATAATAAACAAAGGAGTTTCTCAAAAATCAACAGATTTAAAATACATAACCATTGATACAGGGACTACAGGAGACGGGTATGAATTTAACAATATTAGCTCTTTAGCACAAAACAGTGTTTACACTTTAGGGAATACCTTCCCAGATATGAACCCTGCTAATACTACAGGCAAGGGTGCTTTTACCTTGACACAACGACAGCTAATAGCTAGAACTCCTCTCGGTCGAACAGGTGAGACATCCCTATCAAACATAGGAGATTTTAGAGCTGACATCCTAAAAAATTTTGCAACTCCAAATGATAAAATACTTCAAAAGCAACAAGGCTTATATTCCTTTGATTATCAAGCTGCAACTATTAATAGAGAACAGAGAATAGGTTTAGGGAACCCAGGAAAGAGGACTAGAGATAGAACAAAGCTCTCTAGCTACGATAATGCAACAGTGGATAGAATAAACATATTACCGCTTTATAAAGACAGGATAGTTCTAGATCCAATTGTAGCAACCAGAGATCTGATCAAGTTCAGATTTGAGGTTATTGATAATAATGACCCAGGAGCCTCAACGTTTATCCATTTTAGAGCATTCTTAGGAGCGATTACGGATAACTTCAAAGCAGACTGGAACCCTACTAAGTATATTGGCAGAGCTGAAAGTTTTTACAACTACAGTGGCTTTTCTAGGGATATTAGCTTTTCTTTCAAAGTAGCAGCACAATCAAGAGCAGAAATGAAGTCAATCTATCAAAAATTAAATTACCTTGCCTCTTCTCTTGCTCCTGATTATGGACAACAAGATAAAGGGTATATGAAAGGAAATTTAATAAGATTAACAATTGGTGATTTATATTACTCTCTACCGGGCTTCATACCTTCATTAACTTACAACATACCAGAAGAAGCTTCTTGGGAGATTGCATTCAGCAGCCCTGAAGGAGGGGAAGATACAGGATTGATGGAAACACCAAAATACTTTGAAGTTAATGTTTCATATACACCGATTCATGATTTTGTACCAAGAATAGGTCAGACATCAGCAACAGCATTTATAACACCTGTTGGATTAAAGAGAACACAGGGTAATAGTTACCTCGACAACGCGAAGATATATGAAACTAAAAACGCCTCTCTTAAAGATAGTGTGAACATTTACGGTCTTAAGAAAGCAAATGAATTAGTAAAAACAGCTACAGAGATCAACCCTAACAACCTAGAGCTTTTCGCAACCGATCAACCTAAACCACCTAAACTTATATCAGTACCTACAGCACCAGGTGGACAAACAAACTTTGCAGGAGATTCACCGGTAAGTAGAAACGCACAACCTTTTTCACCTTAATATGAACCGATACTCAAATACAAAAACATACAAAGAGGAAAACGGGGTGTTATACTTAGGAGTTACAAAGTACCCAGAAATCCCAGCTACAGATCAAGACATCTACGTGTACGTAACTGATGGGGACCGTTTAGATAATCTAGCAAATGCATTTTACGGAGATCCAACATTATATTGGATCATCTCAGCAGCTAATCCAGACCTGCCTTTAAATTCATTATTTCCAACACCCGGAGCACAATTAAGATTACCAGCATCCCCAGAACAAATAATAAATAGTTTTAATAATTTAAATAATGGTTAAGATATTAGGTTTACCCTTTGACGGTTATGTTGACGGGCAAATAAACACAAGACAAACCAAACTTGCAAAAACAACAAAAGATCCAGAAGATACAACTGTTTTTAATTCTAATACAGCCTGGGTAAGACTATCCTCAGGAGTTAAAATCGATCCAAGTAGAGCAAGTGAGTTGAGTAGTAAGTTAGGTATTACACTAGATAAAATACAAGGACCTGCTTTAGCAAGGAATCTAGTATTATGGGGAGGCACTGTAGGGTTTAATACCGGAAGCAACGGAGTGAGTTTAGCACCACTTAGAGGAGGGGTAGGATATGGATTAGATAATAGCTACGGCTTTCTATCAGGACCGGAGCAAGGTTTAAAACCAATGCCGGGTATAACCAGCATTACCTGTAATTACAAAAACAACGGATCATTAAAGCAAGCACAGGTTAGTTTAAAATGTTTTACTAGGTCTCAATTTGAGGCTCTAGAGGCAGTCTACCTAAGACTTGGATACACAATGGTTCTAGAGTGGGGTAATACACTGTATTTTGATAATGCTGGAAAACATCAAAAGTTTGAATCTTATACAATACCGAACATACTTTTTAAAGACGACAAGGAAGTAGATCCGCAGACAATAACTGAAGGATTACAAAAAGCCAAAATATCAACAGCAGGTAACTACGATGGAATGCTTGCAAAGGTTGCAAACTACTCATGGACCTTAGGTTCAGATCTAAGCTTTGATATCAAATTAGATCTAATCTCCACCGGAGATATTATAGATTCCTTAAAAGCAAATGTCGGAGGAACAAGCAACGGAAATCTTAACGGCAGCTTTACAGTTTCTGGAAGCATTCAAAATATAGTTGCAATACAGGTTAACAGACAAGCCTCTAGATTTAATGAATTTTTGTACCAACTGTACGATACTGTTTATAAAAATGCCCTCACATCAGGGGATGTGAATGAAGAAACAAAAAAAATAATAAAAGTTGCAAATGATGTAGCTAAAGATGTACAGGAGGATATCTCGGGAAAAATAAGAGCTTACTTCAAATCTGCATTAGCAGAATTTAAAAAAGTAGCTGACGACTGGAAGAGGTTGGTAGATATTACAACAAGAGCAGGGCTTAAAGACGACTACGATGATACAAGTATATCCGAATATTTCAAAGATATTATATCCGTAGGAGACATAGAATTTTGGAACAGAAAAGTACAGAATTACTCACGGCTAATAGAAGGAGATCCTAATAAACCAATCTCAGGTCTTGTATCAGAGTTAAAAAACCCACAAAGCGGAGAGAATCAAAGTGTAGATATTTACTTAAAAAACCTAGCAGCAATACAAAAATACCTCGATGCGATAAAAGTAAACAGCCAAGGCTATAAAGACCTAGCATACGTCACCGGAAGCAAAGCATTCTCTAATGACCCAGCGAATACTGAACCCGCTGAAGAGCTCATCTTACGAGCTTTAGATACCGGGGCTTTTGATCGCGACGGTAAAATCACTGTAGATGGTTCTAGGTATAAATCTGCTAGCGGAACGGATAATATTTTTGATAACCTACTTGAACGATTATACGTCGGAGAAGACTTCTAAGCAGAAAGAGTTTAAGAGTAATCTATTTATATAAGTAAGGAGCTACTACATGGCAACAACCAATCTTGATTTTACAGAGTTTATTAATATAATAAGGAAAGATAATTTTAGAGGTACAAATTTTATAGAATATAAAGATGGTGGAGGTGAAATTTATATTTCCTTTAAAACGCTCTTAAAATTTCTAGATACCTATACCAACTTAGAGTCAAGAGGAAAACCTATCTTAAAAATAGACTGGGAGAGTGACAAACCCTTTTTAGCGTATTCAACAACAGTTTCTTGTAACTTACAAAAATGCTACGTATTTAATAGCTATTTAGATACCACAGACGGTAACTTTAGTAAAGGAAGCGTACTTTCCCCATTTGAGGAGTTTAGAGCTTTTCAGCAAGGTAGTAAAATAACAGCACTCAACACCACCCTTAGACAAGAAGCTGGAGATCCTACAAAATATTCAATATACCCGGTAATAGGTAACATAAACAACATTTACCTTAATGCAGGATACCTATCTACACAATTAACAGAAGGAAGCGATAACTCAGAGAGTAAAGTTACAATTAGGGCTTTCCTGCAGACAATCTGTGACGGTGTGAATAAGGCATTAGGGGGTACTAATGATTTTCAAGTTGTAGTAGATGCTGATGAAAATCAGGCTACTATTGTTGATTTTAATCAAAAAAGAATTAAAGGCTTATCAGCAATTAATGGTAATAACATAACAACGATAAAAGCACAAGGGCTCGGAAGCTTTTTAACTAACATCTCTGCACAAAGCAGCATTACACCTGATATGGCAACAATGATTTCTATTGGTGCACAGGCTGGGGGTAATGCATTAGGGGAAGAAGCAACTTCGTTTAGTAGGCTGAGCAGGGGCATTACAGATAGAGTATATCCTGAGAAGATCATAACAAACTCAAAAAACAAAACACCAGACGGTAAAGACCCTGGTGATTTTGAAAATACTATTAATGCATACAAGCAGATCATTCAAAATCAGAAATCACAAGGTGAAACCCAGCAAGCCATTTTCTTTAAATCAGACGCTAATACTAATCTAGAAAATATTGCTGTTGATTTGTATAAAGGGTGTTTAGGCACATTCACCAAAGTAAATCAAACATCCACAACTTTTATACCAGTAAAATTAGATTTCACACTTGCAGGCATCAGCGGAATAAAAATATTTCAGAGGTTTACAATCTCAGGTGATGTGTTACCGTATACCTACAAGGATAATTTTGATTTTATAGTAACCGGAGTCAGTCATGATATTAGTAATGATAGTATATGGCATACTAAAATAGCATCTATTATTGCTCTAAAAGAAGAACCTGTCAAACCACTAACCGGAACTTTTATAGACATTGGAGACATTTCAGCAGATAGCATCGAAGCCAACGCTACTCCATCACGAACAAGAGATACATCGTATCCAAATTTACCATACACAGAACCACCACCGCCTTCAAATAGTCTAACTTATATAAATGCTAAGAAATACCTAGTTAGCAAGTACGGTGAAAGTTTAGCAAAAGCAGTCTTTGCAATCATGATAGCAGAAGCAGCTAAGAATACAAAAAGGACTGCATTTGTATCTGCAGGAGGTCATAATTATGCCGGAGTACAAACCGATAGTGTGTGTGTGTGTGTGTGTGGGTGTGTGTG